ATGATTTTAAATTAGAAAATCTCAAGATTGAACACAAAGCCTTAACAGATGAATACGATTTGTTTATAATGCAGAAAGATAAAGAAATTAATATACTCGTCGATTCGCTAAAAAAAACTTCACCCCGACACAAATGGCTGTATTTTGCTGGGGGAATTGCAGTCGGCACAGCACTATCATATGGAGCCTATAAAACTTTCAATGAAAGATAAAAATTACGATCAAATCGCCGCAATAGAAAAAGCAATCGCCGAAAAGTACGGCGATGAGGCAGTATCCAATCCTAGGGCCAATTGGAACGAGGAAAGAGAAAAAGACTACCTCGAACAGATGCAAGAATTGTATTCAAAAGAAAAGAAAAATGATCAGTCCCAAGAGAAAATTGATATAAATGGTATAAAGGTATCAAAAAAACTACTTAATAGAGAGCAATTGCGCTCCTGCCCATTGTGTGGCAGGTTTCCTAGAAAATCTTTGGATGATGTCTGCCTTTTAAAATTTGATTGTTGCAATAAATGCTACATTCAATATGTTCAAGGTAGAGAACAAAGGTGGGAAAGTGGTTGGCGCCCAAACGATAACAAAGGAAATAAATAATGGCTACAGTATACGAAATCGTGCAAGGATTATCTCAGGCAGCGGCAAACTCTTATGACGGAGCCCTTGACGAAAATGGTGAACCGCTTTTGGCAGGCTTGCAAAGAGAAGAGGGAGATCCTATTCTCGATAAGCGTGTAATGGATGGATTCAATGTTAAATTTTATGGTAACATGATGTGTCTTTCTTACATGTCTGAAGTGCAACTTAAGGAAGTGTATGTTAGCGGTTTTGAAACCAAAATCGAAGAACAGATTGCCGAGGTTATAAAGTTTCTCAAGAAGGAATATCGCAAGATCCGCGGCGAATCAGTGACCCTAACCAAAGAGGGAGAAGTCGATGTTCGAGTTGAAAACTCCACAAGAGTTCGCTCATGGGTCACAGCTAAAATGCATTACAAAATTGGTGGCTTGAACGAAGATATGGAAGTCGCCGCAGACGCCGACACAAAACCAGAAGCTAGCTGGCAAGCCTTTGTAAATCAAGGCGGCTGGAATGGAGAAGGTGGTAAGCGCCCACAAAACGATACTAGAAAAAAGGAATCGTAAGATGAAGATTGCTCAAGAACGGCTTCGCAAGATCATTGTTGAAGAATACCTTAAAGAAGAGGGTATTACTCTAGACGAAGATAAGGCACAAGAGTTATTGGATTTTATTAAGGGCGATGGCCCCAAGCCAGATTGGTATGATCGGGAGCAAACCGGCCCTCCTTCTCCCCCTGATGTACCGCGACCCGCCTCAGACGAAACCTATCCCATGGACATCCCAAGTGATGACGCCACTGAGCGTGATTATCAAGGATTCCAGAAGGACTCGGGACCAGGCATCGAAGGCCAGCTAGCTGCTTTAATCCAAGGTATGGAGCCTGAAGCAGTGGCTGAACTATTTCAATCTGTTTTCGAAAAGATTCCTGGCGTCGAACTATCTCGCCCCGGAGACGAAGATTATCCCGATGAAGTGCCCGGCACGGAATATGTTCCCGGCGCCATGGGTCGTCAAAAGATCAGCTTAGGGCCACTAAGAGAGTCTACAGAACTTACAGATCTACAAGAGTTAATTCGTAGAGCGTTTAAAGATGTATGAGTTTTCAATTAGACAAAAAACAACAAATTAAAGAAATTGTAAAGTGCGGCAAGGATCCAGCATATTTTCTTAACAACTACGCAAGAATTTCACACCCGCTTCACGGTCTGATCTTATTTAATACTTACGATTTTCAAGACGATCTTCTCAAAGATTTTAATGATTATCGATTTAATGTAATTCTTAAGGCCCGCCAGCTAGGAATCTCAACGATTACAGCAGGTTACATCGTTTGGATGATGCTGTTCCACAGAGACAAAGCTATCCTCGTCATGGCAACTAAGTTTGCAACAGCAGGAAACTTAGTTAAGAAAGTCAAGAACATTATGAGGAATGTGCCGGAATGGCTTAAGATTGCCACTATTGATGTGGACAACCGCAACTCCTTTGAATTGTCTAACGGCTCTTCCATCAAGGCAGCATCAACATCAGGCGATGCCGGCCGCTCAGAAGCTCTTTCTTTGCTGGTGCTTGACGAAGCGGCCCACATCGAAAACCTTGGAGATCTATGGACAGGCTTGTATCCCACACTATCAACTGGTGGTCGGTGCATTGCCCTCTCTACCCCGAACGGCGTTGGAAACTGGTTCCATAAGGTTTGCATAGATTCCGAAGCCGGCACAAACAATTTCAACCTAACAACCTTAGTGTGGGATGTTCACCCAGATCGTGACGAAGCTTGGTACAAAAAAGAAACCAAGAACATGTCAAAGCGACAAATTGCACAAGAGCTTCAGTGCAACTTCAATACTTCTGGCGAGACTGTTATAGATCCAGATTGCATGGAGTGGCTGTTGACAAATATTTGTGAACCAAAGTATAAGACAGGTTTTGATAGAAATTTTTGGATTTGGGAAGAGTATGATCCATCTAGTAGTTATCTGCTTGTCGCTGATGTTGCTCGTGGCGACGGAGCAGATTACTCCACATTCCATATTATAAAGTTAGAGACACTGGAGATAGTTGGAGAGTATCAAGGAAAGCCAACATTGGATATGTTTGCCAATATGTTAAACGAGGTAGGTAAAGAGTTTGGCAATTGCATGGTTGTAGTTGAAAATAACAATGTCGGCTTCACCGTGCTAGGAAAATTAAATGAATCCAAATACCCAAACTTATATCATTCAATTAAATCAACACACGAATATGTGGATCAACATACAGCAGAACATCTTAATTCGTCTGTTCCGGGTTTCACAACTTCCATGAGGACTCGACCCCTCATCATTGCGAAATTAGAGGAGTTTATCAGAAATAAACTAATTACCATATACTCTTCTCGTACTATTAACGAAATGAAGACTTTTATTTGGAGGAACGGTAAACCCCAAGCGATGAAAGGGTACCATGATGATCTGATCATGGCGCTAGCAATTGCTTGCTGGGTTAGAGATACAGCATTACAACACAATACCAGAGAGCTTAGCTACAAGAAAGCGTTTCTGGGTGCTGTATACAAAACAAATACTACCATGAATACACAAATTAAAGGACAAGATGGCTACAAAAAAGATAATTTATTTGATAAAATGGACGAAGCAAAAGATATGTATGAACAGTACAAATGGATCATAAAGTGAGAATATAAATGCCAGACAAAAAGAAATATAATAGCGGCCGAAATCCCCTAAATCAGCAGAGTGATTTGTTTAGAGCACTCACTAGGCTTTTTTCAGGCCCGATCGTCAGCTATCGTTCCCAATCTGGGACGAAAATCAGACGCCAACATCTGGATAAATTTTCTTCTAGATTTAAGACAGCTTCCGGTCAACAATTCAAAAAATCTATGTCGAGCCCCCTCGACAACCTTGCTCTCAATGCGATGCAAAATCAGAGACGCGTCGAAAGATATATCGATTTTGATCAGATGGAATACATGCCGGAGATTGCGTCCGGACTAGATATTTATGCAGACGAGATGACGACATATTCTGATTTGCGGCCGATGTTAAATGTTAAGTGCAGCAATGAAGAAATCAAGTCTGTGTTAGAAAACTTATATTCTAAGGTGTTAAATGTTCAATATAATCTTTTTGGCTGGGCGCGCACTATGTGCAAGTATGGCGACTTCTTCCTATATCTTGACATGGATGATAACTATGGGGTCCAATCAGTGATTACGCTGCCTATCACCGAGATAGAAAGGCTTGAAGGGCAAGATTCGACTAACCCCAACTATGTCCAATTCCAATGGAACTCTGCCGGAATGACTTTCGAGAACTGGCAAGTAGCCCACTTTAGGGTTTTGGGAAATGATAAGCACTCTCCTTATGGCACTTCTATCTTAGATCCTGCTCGGCGTATCTTCAGGCAGCTTACACTAGTTGAAGATGCTATGATGGCTTATCGCGTTATTCGCTCGTCTGAGAGAAGACTATTCAAGATTGATGTTGGCGGTATCCCCCCTAACGATATTGAACAATATATGGAAAAGATTGTTAGCAATCTTAAGCGCCACTCCGTTATAGATCAGAACACCGGCCGCGTTGATATGCGGTATAACCCAATGAGTATTGAAGAAGACTACTTTATTCCCGTACGCCCGGGCTCTGCTACCGATGTAACAAATCTTGCCGGCGGCCAGAATACGGCCGCTGTCGAAGATGTTAAGTATCTTCGCGATAAGTTGTTCGCAGCATTAAAGATCCCACAACCGTATCTTTCTATGGGTGAAGGAGCAGCAGAGGATAAGACAACACTCGCGCAAAAAGATATCCGCTTCGCAAGAACAATTCAGAGATTACAGCGAGTCATCATTCACGAACTTGAAAAGATCGGCATCATTCATCTTTATACTCTTGGGTTCCGCGGCGACGATTTGATCAGCTTTAAGTTAGCTTTAAACAATCCATCTAAGATTGCAGAGATGCAAGAAATTGAATTCTGGAAAGCGAAGTTTGATATAGCAGCATCTGCTACGGAAGGATTTTTCTCTCGGCGCTGGGTTACCGAACACATCTTTGGTATGTCTAACGAAGACTTTATACGCAACCAAAGAGAAATTTATTACGACCGCAAGTACGACGCATCGCTTCAACAAGTCGCTGAGGCCGCAGCAGCCGGCGAAACTGCTGGCGCCATCGGCGGAGACATGGGCGGCGAGATGGATATGGGCGGTGATCTGGACATGGGCGCTGAAGAAATGCCTGCCGGCGAAGCAGGAGCAGAAGAGCCCGCCGGCGAAGAATCTCCGCTCTTGGCAGTGCCTCCGGGCTCGCGTGATTCTAAGCGCCTTAGCACCTATGAGAAGGGTTCATATA